ATAAATGTACCATAATATAAATGGTTTGTCAACCTATAATTAGTATCATGCAGCTAAAAGTTCCAAATCATCATCATCTACTTCTAGATATTTTATCAAAGATTTTACTTCACTACCATTATCATTAAAACAATCTTGTACACCCATTCTTAAAATATTGACTGCAATTGAATGAGTAACAAAATTTCTAATAGTTTTACCAATAACATCTTTTTGTTTCATTTTATTATCTTTTACAATTTTTCTAAATGAATCTTTTATTTCAGAAATTGAAACTGTTTTAACAATATCATCATTTTCATTTGCATCTAACAACGCAGCTAAACCAAACAACAATTGTACTGACATTGTTTTTACTTCATCAAATGTTTCTCTGATAATGTTAGCTGAATCTACAACATGATTTTGTGAATATGTTTCCCAATGTTTTTTAAAAAATGCAAATCCACCCAGACTATATGCATCAACATCTGGATTTGTACCTTCTACATCTAATTTACATTTTTTAAGAAGTTCAAGCTGGTCTAATGCAGTTTTATCATTATATACAACTTCAGACTTGAATATTTCACCAGGCTCCATTTTTGTTTGGTCTGCATTTCTAATCTTAAACATTTTTGCTTCTAATACACGACATTCTGTTTGTGTAAATAATTTATCATGGATATATTCTGCCATAATACATCTATGAAAACCGTCCCAGACAAACATTCTGCCGTCTGGTCTTACTGCAATATCAATATGTCCAGCAACATCTTTATTAAATCCTTTAGAATCAATTAAACGATTAATAACTGCTTGTAATCTTAATTTTCTTTGATATGTTAAGTCAACATATATATCATTTAAAAGAATACCATCAAGATATTCTTTTGCTGGATTTAGTTTATCTAAAGTATCTGATTTAAAATTGTCAATTGATAATATTGTTCTAATAATATCTGAAAGTTTTACAACGCCTGACATAGCGTTAATTTTAGCAAATGCTTCTGATTTCTTCATTTTTTTCTCCTATAGAAATTTTAATTTGTATTTCTCCATGAAATACGCAATTATTTATAATATCAAATTATTTAATATTTGTCAAGTAGTTTTATAGATTTAATAACATTTGTGCGTCAGGCGTTTCAACTAACATTTCTTTATCTTGTTCAGAATTGTAATGTTTGTTTAGAACTCCAAGCTTATCCTCTGCGTGAGCAATTATATCTATTTGTGAATCCATAGCAGCTGCTAAATCTGGGTGTTCCCCTATACCTGCTGGATTAGTCACATATACTTCAATATTTGCTTTTGCATTTAGAATATCTGCTTCATATTTTTTTGCAAGTGCCTTTACTAAGTTACTCATTATTTTCTCCAGTTATTTCTATTTTTAAAATGTTCTAGTATTTCTTGTACAAGTCCTTTTTTAAGTTTTTCAATACCACCAAAACCAGGCATACTATTTACCTCTAGTATATAAGGTTGTTCTTTTTCTCTGTTTTTTGCTGGTATGAAATCGACACCAACTAATTTACCTTTAACAGCTTCTGCTGCTTTTAACGAATCTCTTTTTTCTATTTCAGTTAATTTAATAGAAGATGATTCTGCACCTAGAGAAACATTACTTCTAAAATCTCCATCTGAAATAACTTCTCTTTTCATTGTTCCTAAAATTTTTCCATCAAGAACTATAACTCTAACATCATAATCAGTTTTTATATATTCTTGAATTATTATAGGTAGATACTTACTATACAATAATAACATTTGCACAGATGCGTGTAATGAACGCATACTTTCTATTATAACAACACCAACTCCAGTTTGTGTTCCAGTAGATGATTTTAATATAATTGGAAATTTTTTGTTTAGTTCTTTAAATGCTCTTTCAGTATCTTCAGAATGTGCAATTGTAATTGTTTTAGGTGTTTTAAGTCCAACATTTTTACACATAATATCTGTCATGTTTTTACTAGCACAAATATCCCAACAATCTAAACTTGGAATAGTTAAAAACCCATCTAATTCTAATTCTGCTATCATATCAACCCAGCTTCTACTACTAGTAAAACTTACAGTTCCTAATCCTCTTGGCATAATAATAGTATTTTTTGGGTCTATTTCTATAGGGTCTTGATATTTTATTCCATCACCCTTCATATCTGGATATATAACTACACCATCATCATCAAATGGAAATGAATTAATATATTTTTTACCATTTTTTTCTGACAGATAACAACCAACAAAATCTACATTATAAGTTTCTATTCCAGCAGATTTAGAGGATTTATTCATTAACTGTATTAATTCACCTAATCCAGTATCTTTGATATCTCTAACCATTTCACCAGAATGATTAAAGACAATCAATTTATAAGGTTCTTCACCATTCTGTTCTTTTAGAAATTCAACAAACTTTCCCATTAGTCTTCTTTTTTCTTACCAATATTATATTTTGTTTCTAATGTCCATTCATCTTTCTCACGAAATGAGAGTATTTTAATCTGACTTAAAGGGGCCATAGGTTCTATGTTACCCTTCACTTCAATTAATCCCCAATCGTTTAAAAGATTTGCAATCGTATTTCGTCTTGCAATGTCATTTTCTGATAGGTTTGTGTCTTTACCGTCAAGTGCAAATAATTCCTTAAAATGCACAATAAAGTATCTACCTTGCTTATGCAAGATATGACATGATTGATATAATGTTCTTTCTTTTCTAGAAGCGACACCGATACGAGATAGAGTTTCTCTTACCTTTAAGAAGTCATCTGGTTCTTTCAGAGTGACCTCTAACATCTGCTCCTGTGTCCAATTAATACTTTCCATTGTTTCCACCTTTATTCAAACTAGTCTTTATTTTTTTTATTTGTTCACTAGTAAGTATGGTAAGAGCAGACTTAGCCTTTGCATTACTGTATCCATAGAACTCTTTAACATACTCTAAATTACTTGCTTTTTTCACTTTCAACCAAGGCGCAAATCTTTTCCTTGTTCTCAGACTATTTAGTAAAAAGTCAAACTGTAACTTCTTATCTACATGGTGGAGTCGGTTTATTTCGTTTACAAGCATGATTGTGTCTTGAAACGGTGCAACACATTTGTTCACAATAAAGGGTGGATACTTCTTCTCCCAGACCTCATCTTCAGTATCCATAAGAGGTTCTTTAGTGTGATTAATTGCATTTAGGTATTCTTTCAATTCATACATAATTAATCTTTCTTTATATTTGTTTTAAAAACGACACATGTTCTCAATTCATAGCATTGTCTTGAAACTGCTTGAGCTTGATGTGGTGTTTGTGCTGGAAACATTATCAGTCTATTTCCTTTATATTCAGCAAATTTATCATCTACAAAAGTACCACCACCCCACGATTGTTTCCAATCTAGTCGAGGATAATAGATACAAGTGTAATCACCGTCATCTCTATGTCTGTGTGGTTCAATTCCATGTGTATGTGCATTTAAATACACTCTTTCCATATCAAGTTCTGGTTTATGTTTCTTAATTACATTCCAGATGGCAATAAGGTCACCATAGCCATTATCGTGGCACTCTTGGGGATTGTGCCCACCGAACACATGCCAGTGTTTGTTTACAGCATATGGAGCAGAGTTATAGTTATACTTCCAAGATATATCTCTGAGTTGCATATCAATGAGTTCTGCAACGTGAGGCTCTAATGCGTTATCATGTATCTCTATCATTTGAATTTTACCTGTCCCATTACTTCTGTAAGACATGCCAACATATTAATCTCTTGGTCTGCTACAAACGCTGATTTGTATGCGTATTCAGCCAAGATGATAACAGCATGGGGAATAGTAGAAGCATCCACGTTATCATATAGATTGTCATAAATAAGACGAAAAATACGAGTTGGGTCATTATCAAGATTATGAACAATCCACTTTCTAACAACCGTGAACTCTTTTGCTTTAAGAGCTTGCATAAGTTCATTTATATTTACCTCTGATATGTTTACGAGTATTCCAGCATCTATTTGACCAGATGCAGAATATCTCTGGAGTTCATTTAAAACCCTTCTCCAGTCTGGAAAGTATTTATTGATTAGTTCTGCCACAACCTTTACATCATACTTAATATTTTCTTTCTCTAGAATACTTTTAACTCTTTCAAAGAAACTACCAGCAAGTCTTGGTTTTTCATCATTAGGCATAGTGAAATCTATAACACTACAACGACTGTGTAATGGTGGTATCAAACGATTTTTGTAATTACAAGTGAGAATAAATCCACAGTTATTACTAAATTCTTCCATGAACCCACGAAGGGCTGGTTGAGTAGATTGTGGATTTAGATAATCTGCCTCATCAAGAATAATATACTTTCTACCAGTTCCCTCTAAGGAAACAGTAGAAGCAAAGTTTTTAATCTTGGTTCTCAATACGTCTATACCAGACTCCTCAGAACCATTTATCATCATAGAGGTTGCACCAATTTTTTCTAACATTGCTTTTGCAGCTGTAGTTTTACCTACACCTGGCCCACCAGATAGAATTAAATTTGGTATACTTTTTTCTCTGATAAATTCTGTAAAGGTTGTTTTTAGTTCGATAGGTAATACGCAATCACCTATGTTGTTTGGACGGTATTTCTCCACCCACAAGAATTCTTCCATAATATAACTCCTAGATTAAACTGAATAGTTTGATTCAGGCTCAAGTGCAATCCAATACTCAATCGGAGTGCTTTCATTTTTCATGTGTGAAATATTTTTAGATGAAACCTCAACATTATACTTACCGTCTATAAGTTTTAGGTTTTCTACTTTGAAGAAGAAACTGAAGTTACCTTCACCTTTTGTTTCAACACCCATAGAATAACTATTTGCAGTATCATTCTTTTTATCTTTTACAGTTAAAGATGGAGTGCCATTAGAATTTTCTAATACCAAATCAGCAGAACCAATTACTGCAGCTGCCTTTGTAATATTAGATAATGTTGCACTTTCTAAAGTAAATGTTACCTCATTACTTGGCATGGTAATCATTTTACTTGGTGTTGTTACAACACTTGGGTCTGAATAAAAATATTTAAGGGAAGTCTTAGGATTATTTTCCTCTGTAATATTTACATAGGTATCTTGAAATTCAAGATTTGGACTCTTAAATAAAGATAGTGCAGATAAGAATTCATTAAGGTCATAAATTGCAACCTCTTGTGGAAATTCTTCCTCTACCTCTGCTCTTGCTACAATGTTTTTCATTGCAGACATTGTTGTTATTTCTTTGCCTTCTTTAATCACTAAGTTTTGATTAATAGATGCAAAGTTTTTTAATACACTTGTTGTGTTACTACTCAGTTTCATCACTTTCTCCATTATTAATTGATAATGCTATTATAGCATAATGTATCACTTTTAGTAAGTCTTTTTTATCCTTACCATTCTTCTTTCCGTATCGTTGAGCATACTTGAGTATGTTACCGATACAAAACCCTTCTCCATGTCCAGCATCTAAGATAAACTCAGTTGCTTGGAACTTACTCTTACTATAATGCATATCATAGGTTGAGTCAATGTATTTTTTTAATTCTTCTAAAGTTTTATTTTCACCAAATTTATAATCAATCACTTACCACTCCAAATTTTTTATTTTCATTGTCACTATAATATACATTAAAGTTTGCCGATAATGTTCTTCTTTCACCTTCTCCAAAAAATGGATATACTTGATGATTTACCCACTTTGGAAAAATGTATATCTTTCCAACTTCTGGTTTAATCATTTCTTGGCCTGAAGCATGTAAACTATAAACGTCATAACTTGTAGATGTATTATAAATTAATTGTGTAAATCCATCACAATCACCAGATGCATGATTTATGTTCCAATCTGAATTGTTTGGAGTTGGTTTTTCTTTGATACAATCTGGAACTTTTAAGTATAGTATACAAGATAATCCAGCTGGTGTGGCAGTTCCATGAGAATGAAATGGATTGTAATCTCCAGCATAACTATGCACAGTCCAACATTCAACAGTATCAGCCTTTCCTTCTCTTTTATAACCTTGTTGTAAAAGTGCTGTAGCAAAACTATCTAACATTCCTTTAAATTGTTGACCGTATGGTGTTTTTAAATCAAAATCTAACTGTGAAGATTTTTTATCTTGATTAATTTGACCAACAAGATTATATGAAACACTATCTTGAGTTGGAATTATAACATCATCAATATGTTTGTTAATTTCCTCTACAGCATTTTCTGGAAGCATTCCAGTAATCATGTGTAAATGACTTACTGATACGGTATTTAAATTTATTTTTTTATCACTCATTTGGTGTGTGTTTTCTGTAATGGTCGCCAGTAATTTTACTTTCTGGTACTACATTCATATTTGCAGAAAAAGTTCTTCTTTCGCCTTCTCCAAAGAATGGCATTACACCATGTCTTAGCCATGATGGGAATAATAACATTGTGCCAACACTTGGTTTAATATATTCTTCTGTTATTGGTCTAAGCATATTGATATCTCTCATACCATGTATTCCCCAAGATAGATAAGTAAATCCATCAACTGCACCAGATGAATTATTCAATCCTTCAAATTCCTCAGAAGGGTTTCCAAGTTTTTCTATTTGTGGTGGAACTTTTAAATATAGTATACAAGATAATCCTATAGGAGTTCGTGTGCCGTGGTCGTGAACTGGATTGTAATCACCCTCATAACTGTGTACACTCCACATTGTTTCCATTGATATTTCGGAGTCCATTCCAGTAACCTTAGTCATATATTCTTTACCAAGTCTTAGAAGAACATCTGAGAATTGTTTTCCAACACCATCATCATCATGGTCGATTGTAAGTTGTGCTGACCTTTTATCTCTACTAATCTGTCCAACTAATCCACCAGCTGCATCTACGTTTGCTGGAACAACCACATCATCAATGTGTGTATTAAATTCTTCTATTACATTAAGTGGGAATTCAACTTTCATTATATGAACTGCAGCTTTAGGTCGCATTGCAATTTCTAAACCACTTGGATTTTTTTGTTCAACTTTATTACCTTCGAGTTCTGAGGTATCCTCACCAGATTCTTGTCTTCTATTATATTCTGCAGCAAGTTCTCTAGATTTTTTTCGTCTTTCCTCTTTTTCTTTTTCAAGGTCTGTAACATTATCGTTCATATTTTTTCCTTCTTCAGTTAAAGCATCAATTGCTTTTTGTTTGAGTTCATTAGCCTTATCTGGTTGGCCCATCGCTTCAAACATTTTGCTGTGGTCTTCTATTGTATATGGGGTTTCTGGTGGTTTTTGAATCTCTACAGATTTTGTAGGGTTATCTTTAGAACCTTTGTTGGTTAGCACCTCAATTCCCATTTGGGAAACACCTACATCAATTTCTTTTACCATAATATTCTCACAGTTTCATAATTTAAATTCAGTATATAATAAAAAAGGGGTTGATGTCAACCCCTTTTCTAAGTTTTTTGCATTTAAGATTTGTATGCGTATTTCACACCAAGAACTTTTGCAATACCAGCTGCAATGATAGCTGCTGATGGTTTACCCATTCTATAAGCAACACCGTCAGAAGTTTTATTTGTGTATACCACATGTCCTTCTTTTTTGATTGTGTCAATCATAGCTGTTGGGGATTTAAGGTTGAACCTGGCTCTTAAATGTTTCCAAGTCACGTTATTACCTTTATTAAGAAGATTAATAATCTTCTCTTTTTTAGTCAGTTTTTTATACATAATATCTCCATAGTATAAATTGTTAAATCAAGCGAAATTACTTGATTTCGATTGTACGAGGTTTTTTCTCCTCAGGCACAATTTGTTCTAACTCAATAGATAGTAAACCATCTTTGAGCTTTGCAGATTGAATTACAATATCATCTGCAAGAGTAAACCTTCTTTCAAATTTTCTATAAGAAATTCCTCTGTGAAGAACTTCGTCTTCTCCAGAATCATTATCTTTATCAGATTTGACCGAAAGTATACCATCTGCTAGTTTCACTTCAATATCATTCTTACCAAAACCAGCAACGGCCAGTTCTATAACATAATTTAAATCACCTACCTTCTTTATGTTGTAGGGCGGATAGTTATTGTTGCTTGAGCCATAACGATTATGGCCATCTAACAGATTAGATTCTAGTCTATCGAAGGTTCTATCGAACCCAATAGTATAGTTTAGAATTTGTGGAATTGAAAGTGTGTCGAATATTTGTTTGCTTACCATGATTATTTCTCCTTTATTAAGCAAGATTTTAAAAATGACGGCCCTTCATGGCACCGTCTATTATATATATGGGGATTAACACCTTAAATGTCAACCCCCTATATATTTTTTTTTAAAAGTCGTTTTCGTCCTCGATAACTTCTTCCTTAACTTCAGTTTCTTCTTTTGAAACTTCTTCTAGAGGATTGATACCAGCATCAATCTTACCGTATAAATCTAAGAATGAAACTTTTGTATCCTCATCAAATCTCGCAACACAAAGGTCAATAGATTTTGATTTGTCTTTGAAAATTGCAAACGCTTTTGCAATGTGGTCAAGTCTTCTAGTTGAGATAACCTCATCAATACCACCGTCATAGAAAGTTTTTCTAATAACGTCAGCCCAAGTGATTAGATTGTCTGCAAACTTTTCGTCAACTGCACCATACTTCTTCATTGAATTAACAACGATTTTCTTTTCAATCGCAATAGAAGGATATGGTTGTTCTAAAGTAACAGCAAATCTTTCAAGGAATGCTTCGTTCAGAACATTAGTTCCAATAAACATACCGTCATCAGAACCTTTACCTTTAGTATTGGCAGTAGCCATCACGTTGAAACCATTCTTAGGAGTAACCCACTTGTTTACTTTTTTAAGATAAACACCTTTACCCTCAAGGACTGGCTGTAAACACATTAACTTGTTTGAACCTAAGTCACACTCATCTAGTAAAAGAGTACAACCTCTTTCCATTGCCTCAATAACTGGGCCAGGAACGAACTTGGTCTCACCGTTAACTAATCTGAAACCACCAAGTAAATCGTCCTCGTCAGTTTCGATTGTGATGTTAACTCTAATTAACTCTTTTTTCATCTCAGCATGTATCTGCTCAATCATAAGAGTTTTACCGTTACCAGACAAGCCAGTAACAAAGATAGGATAAAACAAACCAGACTTTACAATTTGTTTGATTGTTGAAGTATGACCCCAAGGCACAAAACCTTCAAACTTTGATGGTATTAAATTTTCTATATCACTTGACATAACTAAATTCACACTCATACTTTCTTGAGCAGGAGCAGGAACATTTACTTGAACCTTATTTACTATTTCTTCAGCAACTTTTACTTCACCATTTGGAAGTTGATACTGATTGTAACCCACTTTATATTGGGGTTTTCTAAACCATCTGGGAATAGCCAGACTATTTTTCTTTGCAACTTCTTTAATTTGTTTCCTATTAAGGACAGCACCGACACCATACACGGCAACGGCTGCGTCAACAAACTCTTGTTTTTTAACTGTTAAACTCATATTTTCACCTCATTATTATTATTAAACATCATCATCAAAATATACTTTATTATACGACTTTTTTTACCTAAAGTCAAGGGGAGTACCTAAGTCCTTGTTTTTACTGTGTTTTTTCATCATCATATAATATAACCTTTTATCAAAAAAACGAATCGATTCGTTTAAGCAACCTTCTGAATAAACTTGTTAAGAAGTATTCTACTAGAGATTTTACCTTTAGAAGCCTTTACAAATGCTCTTTTTAGATTTGCTTTTGAAGCACCAACTTCTACATCTAAGTCACCACTTTCAATATCTAATTTCTCACCACCAGGCATTAGATAGTGTTCGTCATAACCCTCTTTATTTGAATTAACTAATACTTTGTTTTTATGAATTTCTTTTGCATATGTACCAGCTTCTTCCCAAGAACAACCCATTTCGTCCATGATTATATCTTTTTTAACATAACCTTTTCTACCAGAACCAGCAATAAAGAACCCTAGAATATTCATATCTGGAACTCTCTTTTTAAGTAACTTTAAAAGCATAGTAGTTTGAGAACCAGACCTTCTTCTATAACCACTTTTAGATTCTTGTATAATTGTAGTATTTGTAATAGGGTCAGTTATTACTGATTTAGAAAAAGTAGATGAAACATAATTATCTGTTTCTTTATCATCTATTATAACATATTTTTTATTTACTGTATGACTATAACCATCTGTCAAAAATACTGTATTTAATTTTTGAACGCCAGTTTCTTTTTTGTATTTTGGTAATATATCCATTGCAGTTATAATAGCGTGATTTAAAGGAGTCCCACCCAAAGTTAGTTTTTTTGGTGGAGTCATTGGATAACCACCATTTCTCCAATCTCTAAAACCTACCCAAGCCTGACACATTTTCCAAAGATAATCCATCATCTCATCTTGGTCGTTTTTATTCATTTTACTTGATAAGTAATTTAATAATTTAACATCATTAATTATCATGTCTCCAGATTTAAAATCTTGTATTTTTACTGTTTCTTCCTCATAACCGTCATATCTAGAACCATTCCAAGCATCAGTAAATGCATAAACCTCAAATGGAATTTTTACTCTATTACAAAACCAAACTAAATTGAATAATTGTTTTAGAGTTTGTGGTAGATTGTCAGCCATTGAACCAGACCAATCTAAAAACATAACCATTGCATGATTTGTAGCACCAGGCATTGTAGTAATCTTTGCGAATAAATCCTCATTGAATTTGTAAGAATGTAACGCACCCATATTTAATGAACCAGTTTTAGAAACAGTAGCTCTTTTATATAAGTCAGCAGATTTTTTCATCTCAAATTCTTTGACCATATATGAGATAACTTTTTTACTATCGTTTTTGATATCTTTGAATTCTTCAGCAGTAGTAGAAACAAATTTAGAATGGTCACTATCTAGTTCTCTGTTATAATGTTTTCTGCATATTTCAAATATTTCTTTTGGAGAGATAATTGTTTTATCTAATTTTACTTTAGGAATAAAAGAATACTCTCTATCTTGAGCATCTGTATCTCTTACTTCATTAAACTTATTATTATAACTAGTATCAGTAGTAGCAGTAAATTCTTTACCTTGACTTTGACCACCCTCTTGACCATTAGTTATTATTTCTTGAGTACCCTCAGTTTCCTCAGAGTCTTGTTCTGATTGAGCAGCAGAACCATTTTGTTCCTCATCACCTTCCTCATCATTAGAACCTTGACTTTGAGTTTGACCAGAGTCATTACTATCTGATTCCTCTGAACCAGAACTTTGACTTTGTTCTTGACTTGTTTCTGAACCAGCAGAGCTTTGACTTTCTTGACCTTGTTCTGGTTCTTCACCTTGAGACTCTTTGTTTTCTTGCATCCACTTGTATAATTCCTCTGCAAGATTTAAAACATCATCTTCAGTTTTTACATTATTAACTTTTTCTACCCAGATTTTTTCTTGCTCTAAAAATGGAACATTACTTACACTTTTGTAATGCAAGTTAATTCTATCAATCAAATTCATTTTTGAAATATCTTTATCTTTAGTACCAAAGAAATCTTTGTCAACCAATTCTTTGTAACCTTTAAGAAATACTGTTCTTGAACCAGCATATTTTTGTTGAACCATTTTTTCGATTCTTGCATCCTCAATCACATTAACGAAAGTTTTCTCAATCTTTCTATCAATCATTTTTTTCAACATAGCTTCTGAGGTATATAATGCATGACCAATCTCATGGCAAACTAACAAATCACTAATATTATCAGACATCTCATCTTTCCAGATGGGAAGGACTAACTCTCTATTCTTAACATCAAAAGAAGCGGTAGTTGCTTGTTTCTGAACTACGTTAATGTCTTCTTCAGACAGTAATTTTGCGATTGTTGATTTATTTCTCATATATAACCCTCTCGTTGAATATACTTTATTATACACATTTATGTATATAGAGTCAAGGGTATATATAAGCCATTGTTTTTATTAGGTTTTTTACTATCACGTCCAATATACGTTTGTTAAAAAAAACGAATCGATTCGTTTTTGGTGGAGCATGAGGGAATCGAACCCACGACCTCCTGCTTGCAAAGCAGGCGCT